ATTTTTCCGCTAAAGTTCATATAAATTCTTCCGAGTTTATCTGTTCCAGTAACCAAAGTATCGTCGGGAATGATAAAATATAAATACTTTTCTTTACTATCTTTAATTGATTTATTAAGTGTCCGTAATTCTTCATTGAGAGTTGAAGCTTCTTCTTGGTAGTCTGTCCCAGGTAAAACTTCCTGAGCAAAACAAAGGTTGAAACTTAATAAGATAAATAAAATTGTTAATTTCATACTAAGGGTTCTCCATCCATTACCAAAGTTATTTTATCTATACTCAAAGGGTTTATGTCATTATTGGTTATATCCAATCTCATCAATTCCCCCGATAAAGATCCATTGGTAAAATAAGCCGAGTAATAATTAGGATAAGTAGCAAGGTCTATATTAAAAGTATCTGTAACCTCTTCGTATTTTTTAGTAGTATCATTCCAGTCTAACATTGTAAAAGTTAGTGTAAGCGTTCCGGAAGTTCCTGTATGAAAACAGTATAATTTTTTGAGGGATTTTCTATACCCAGGCGCACCTAAGTCAAGCCAACCTGATCTCCAGCGTAAGGAAATAGAAGTTTCAGCTGCGGTAGCTTCTTTTAGATAGGTTAATCTAACTACATAATTAGCGGCACTATATAATGTTGGCGAGTGTGCATAGGCGTCGGTAGTTAGAGAAATCCTATACTGCGTCCAGAGGTTTGCCGTAAGAGCCGAGATGTCGCTTCCAGAAGGATCGGAATATTCTGACGACCAAGCGCCCGTTAATCCTGCTTCTGTCGCCGCGCTTCTAACTGCAAGGGTAACATTGTCTCCGGAAGACAACAGTCTTTCATTCCAGTAAATCTTATCATAAACTTTTGCTCCGGTGTTTAGAGCCTGAGAAGTATAATTTCCTGTCAATGAAGCTCTATCTATTGTTCCGGTTTGATTATTGATAGTTCCGCTTAATTCATTTATCGTAGCTGTGCGGGAAATTTCAATCTCAGGATTATTGGCGTCCCCTCCTACTGAAGTCGGGATATATCTTGCATTAACAAAAGTCCCCGAAAAATCAGAGTGCTTAGAGTGCCTTACTTCATTGACTTGCCCTTTATGAGCATAAACTATTCCTGCGATAGATGAACCTGAATATAAAACATCCCAGTCCGTTCTGGAGTTAAAAGTAATAAAACAATTAGCGTTCCAAATGTCTATCTCATAGGCATTAGCTAATAAGTCCAAAATAAGTATTCTGTTATTTGTTGCTGAAGATGTCTTTTTAGAAGGATAAGCTAATAAATACTGGCTTTGGTAATATTGCCCCCAGCAGTAACCTAAATTTGACTCTAATATATCGTTAATCTCCGGAGTTACTGCTTCTGAAATTAACTGTGAATTTTGCCCGTCAAATTTGTAAAGTCCATCACTTCCCAAGTAAATTATTCCAAGAGGAGTCTCTTGGGCTGAATACATTGCTTTACAACCGATATTTGAAAATGGGTCGCTTACCTCCCAATCGGCTGAAGGAGTTGAGCCGTCGGTATAAAATTTCTGTATGGAGTTTTCCTTGCCGATAGTCAATAATCCTTTTTGATGTTTAATAAAAGTAATCTGATCGCCATCATCAGGCCGTATTTCCCAATAATAATCCGTAGGAACAAAATAATCGGGGTTTGCGTCATCGCTGTAATATACACGGCTTGGATAAGTAGGGTTATTGGCTATAAATAAACGATTGTAATGAATGAGGCAAAGTTTTCCTTTGGGCGGAGTAGCTGAAAAAACGGTAGTCCCGTTAACTGTGGGATAATTTGCTCCCGAAGCGGTGGTATCGCTATCGGTTAGAGTAGTAGTGCTATTATCTGCTATCGTCCCATTAGACAATAATTTCCAAGTTCCACTCTCTACTCTATAAACCTTTCTTCCTACTACATCCTCTCCGCCATAGGTATCGGGCCCTATGGGTATCATTGAGAGGGAAACATCTTTACCAGAAGCCCCTATTACTATTGAATTAGAAGCTACATTAAAGATAACTTCATAGGAAGAGGTATAAAACGAAACCTTATAAGTATAAGTTCCTGCTGCCGGACCTGTTCCTGAACCGGACTCTATTGCAAGGCAAGTCCCTAAGTAAGTAGCTGAAGCTGAGCTGCCATCATATTTAACCGGTTGATTATATCCGTCCGTTCCTATGGCGATATTATTCCAGGTGAGCCATTGCCAACGATAGTCTCCGGTAGTTAAATTCAGTATATTAGTAAAAGTTCCTGCGCTATCCGAACCCTTCTCTATTTCATCTCCGTGAGTAACTAAGAGGACTTTAGTCCCTGATTTTAGATAGAGCCTATGTCCTCCGGTGATTGGTTCTGTGCTGTCCGCAGTTCCATAGGTAAGTATCTGGTCGCGTTTAGATATAGAACCGAGTTTTGAATTGAATCTTATATTTTCTGCGATGTCAGCTTGATTAGTAGACAGGAGAAGATTAGAGAGTTTAGTATTAAGTCCGCCATTAAATTTTTCAAAAGAAAATACCCTATCCGTAAAGGAATTATCCTGGGCGAATACTAAGGACGGAATTAAGAATAATAAGAATAAAAATCTTTTTATCATCTGACTAAATTAGGGTTGTGGTAAGCCCCTGCTTCTGGCCGCATTTTTATAGGAGAAAACTTGTTTCCACCTAACTGGGATTTCATAAAAGTAATGTAAGCAGAATATTCCTGTTGGGCCGCGATCGCCTCGTTTGGCTTACCTACCTTTTGTTTTGCCTTCCATTGTAAAAATTTTACTATTCCATAATGATATGGCTCTAAATATGTAAGCCCATTATAGGGAGTAGAATTATCACCCGTAAAATCATCACTTACTAAAGAAGCATAAACCCTTATCTCTAAATCCGCAGTCAAGACAGGATAATCAAAATAAAGGTATTTGCCCCTGCGATAGTATTTTTCGGGAGTTCCCGCACTTCGTTCACGCCAAGTTGAATCCTTTGCGTCAAGTTCGGCAACTGAAGTTTTCTCCAGAGGGTCATCATCAAAACTCACTCCTCCACCTGGAAAGTCGTCTATATCGTAGAATTTAGGAATTTGGGATATTAAATCGTAACGAGCGGTATAAACTGTTGAACTTACTATTGAATTAAAAGTATAGTCATCTACGATACAACGGGTTAAAGCACAGATTTCCTTATCGCCTTGCTTGGCCCACAATTTTAATAAAACATCGCTGATTACTCTTTCGGTGAGTTCTGGATTTTCTGCTCTAAAGACATCTAATATATCGGTTAAAATCATTAGGATTTCTCCATTAACTTAATTGTTACATAAACCGTCCCGGTTAAATTTGCATTTGTGCAAGCGACTTTCAATTCATCTCCAACTTCAAAGTTACACTCACCTTGAGGTCTATACACTACATCCTGTTCTGCTGATAAATCCCTGCTTAATAAAATATGATCATAATTAGCCCCATTTTTAGAATCTCTGGTTATAGTTATAGTTTCAGTAATATCAACAGAGGCGTGTATGGCGACTTCCGCAAGCTTAAATTTCCTGCCGATAGCAGTTGTATAACTTAATGCCCCTGCTGATAAATCCTGGCTTGTGGTTATATCCGGCTTGGTAAAATCTTTAGGCATAAATTACTCCTAACGGGTGTATTCTATTGTTACAATAGTATTCTGACTCTGAACTATCGCTAAACCTTTTGATAAATGTTTGGGATAAGGAAACACCCTATCGTTGGAATTTTCAGCTATTGATTCAATTTCTCCCTTTAGGTTAGTGTTAGTAATCTGCGCGGAAGTAGTAGCGTCATAGATTGCCGCCGAAGAAGCAGTAGAAGTTCCGGGAACGGGAGTTACAGCAATAGAAAGTATCTTATGTATTCCCGGAATAATAGTTGAAGTTGAAACATAGGTCGTTAAGTTTCCTGAACCTGTATTATCGCTTATGTAAGTATCGCAAAGCGTAGTTACACTTGCGTAACTAAAAGTAAATACTGAAAATAAAATACCCAAAACTAAAATCAATTTTTTAAGCGACATTTAATTCCTCCTTTTTGTAACTGCTTACAATGAATAATCCGGTTAAAAATATGTAGGTAACTGCTTTATCCACAAAAGGCATTATTGATTGAAAAGACATCACCAGGATCATCGTGATAGCCAATACTAAATGCCATCCAATTTTTATTCTTATAAGGGTTTCAAACACAAATCCCAAACAAAGCACTAAAGATATAACTCCCAACTGTGTCCCTAAGTTTAAGAAGTCGTTATAACGCCAGAGCCAGAGTTGCTGTTTATCCAGGAACACCATATTGTCAGGGTTAAGAGTTTTATTAAATCCATTTCCTATAAATGGGTGTTGAGCAATCTGACTTAATAATTCGCTGATTACCGGTATCTTAAAACGAAATCTTGTCAATATGTGGGTATGCTTAAAGCAAAACAATATTATTCCTCCCCAACCCATTAACAAGGTAATCCATCTTCTTCTCTTGATTAGAAAGTAAATAATTAAAGCAAGATATAATGCCGCAAAGGGCGTAAGGTGATTCTCTACTGAAAATTCAAAAAACCAGGGCATAAGTAATATGGGGGTTAAGAAAAACAAGAATCTGATGTTGGTCGTGTATTTAACCAAGATATATAAAAGCAATATTCCCGCGAGGATATAAATAAAACCTTCTGACATTAGATACATATTCTTATACCTAAAAACTATTGACTCTTTAGATAATATATAACTATGGATAAATACACTTAATAAAGACCACACTGCAATCAAACTAAGCCAGATACTTCTATAATTTCTTCTTGGTTTGACAATAAAAGTAAGGCAAAATAAAAACAGTGTATAGAATACAAAGAATATTTCCTTCTTATAGGTCTGTGGGATAAAGTTAATAACCAAAATCAAGCTTACTAAGAAATCAAAAAAAGAGGGAGCTGGCCGAAATGAATCGGCCAGCTTTACCCCTATTTCCTTAATCAAGCTAAGGAAGCCTGTTTTCATAATAAACAGTTGCTACTGTTCCATTCGCCTGATTAACTACTATTCCGGAAGAAACTCCCCTTGGATACGCATACCATTTCTCGGCTACGGTGCTATTACTGCAAGAAAGTTCTCCAAATTGAGTAGTAGTGTTTGCTATGGTTGTATTTGCGGCATCGTGAATAGACGCTGCAACTACCCCTGAGCCAGTTACGGCTGGCCCAACATCCCAACCTAATATCCTGGATTTACCCGGAATAATGGTCGTAATCGGGATAAGGGTTGAACCACCAGCTCCGGACGATTTGCTGATAGTATAAGTTAACAAACTTTGTTCATCGCTGGCATTTGCTGTTAAATAACCCGCAAAGCACAATGCCGCGATTATTATTAAACTCAACAATCTCTTCATTTATTTGTCCTCCTTTTAGTTAACCGATTAAAGTCCCGTTGAGGCAAAACCAAAACGCCAATCGCTGATTGCCGTCAAGAATATCTCCCAACCAACAAAGTAATATCTATGTTTGAGATGATCTATCCAAGAAGCAAACTGTGGTTTCTGCGCCCAAACGAGTTTTAACATCTTTAAGCTCGGATAAACGATATACCAAGCTGTGTCAGAACCCCCCATAGCTGCGGAGAGATACACTGACTCAACTGGAGTATATTTACCGGAATAAAGGTTAATATCGTTATGTTCTGTTCCCGGCCTTTTATCCGCTCTCTCATTTAATACTCTGCCGACTGTGCCAGCCAAAGCAGGAGCGTAAACAAGCAAGGGTTTCTCGGCTAACATAATCGGATCGCCATCCATATCCATATGGTTATCGGCAATCTGCTTTTCAGCCGCCTCTAACGCATCGTGGCTAAAAGCACCGCTTAAGAGATTGTCATAGGTCGTTCCGGTCTCTTCAGGGTTTTTCGGATGGCTATTATAGAAGCTGTAATATCCATCAGCCCCAGCAACACTAAAGCCGTTGTAGAGTTTAGCGGCAGTAGCTTTTAATACCGCTGTCCTTGCGCTCATACCTAACGCTTCAACAGTGGCTATCTTTTTATTCAACTCCGCGTATTCCATCTGTTCGTTAGCTTCAAAAGAAACATAGAAATATTTGCGGTATTTCTGTTGGGTATTTGTTTTTTCATACCCGATGATGAAGTGGTCAATGCCGGTATCGCTATCCTCATCCACCGCCTCCATTGAACCTAACCCAGACATATTATTGGTGATGTAGTCTTTGGTCGGGTCTTCAATATCATCAAAGGCTTGCAAATGAAGGTCGGCCGGGGCCTTAAACTTCATCATATAAAACTCATCGTAGATCGGTGTAAAAAGGTCTAACAGCTCATTTCTGGTCATTTTTTATATTCCTCCTATTCTTGTTAACTTTATTTACGCCTGTGTCCCAACTACTTCAAAATGTCCGATGGCATAACCATAGGCATTTGCTGCGATTGCATCCGCTGAAACATCAATATCGTCAATCCTAAACGCAATACCTTCAGTTTCAGTATCGGAAATATCAATATCATCGTTAGCTTCCAAATTAACTAAAGAACCTATCGCATCCCTTGTGATTAATGCATTAGCGGCAACTGGAACGGAATACTGTGTCTTAGTGTCTAAAGGATAATACTCAACATACTTGGTTGAACTATCCCCTACAACACCTGAAGCAGCTATGCCCATATGGGTTGCAGCAAAAACAGTTCCAGTGTTAGTCATATAACCGCTTCCATCGTCGTGTAACGCATCACCTTTGACGATTGTTACCGTCGCGGCAAGTGCATTTCTTCTTGCCGGTGGTTCATTTACGGGAATAAACCCGTTTGCCTGATACCTTGCTAATTTCATTAGTGATCCTCCTTGATTTTAACGGCTCGTGATAGTTGTTTGTTCTGACTTGCCTCTTGAACCAGCATTCTCTTGAGCCATATTATTTAGATTCAACCTGACAACCGAGGGGACATCGTGAACATCCCTCTCACCGTGTCCATATCCACATTCAGGGCAGACTTTAGGTCTTCCGTCTGATTTAATGAATGGAATTTTACCTTTACATCTGCCGCATTTATAAAATGAATATTCTGACATCGGTTATTTTTTGTTTTTTTCTCTAAACTTCTTAACGGCTGAATCAATCATCGCTTGAGAAGCTTTAGCTTTACGCATTGTTTCTATGAGAGCGTTTTCGGCTTCAGTTGTTACATCTTTTGACTTTCTCTCACTTGCGATAGTAGAAGTAATACCCTCGTCGCCAGAAGTTATCCTGGCAATTTCAGCACTTAAGGCCTCAACCTGTTCTTGGAGTTTTTCAACCTGAGTTTTCTCTTCTGAGTCAGTTGAACCTTTAAGCCGTTTCTCCATTTCCTCTGCTACAAGTTCAGGAGCTTTAGGATTGAATTTCCAATCAGGATTTTCTTCGGCAATATCTATTATCAAAGAGTATTTCTTATTTTCTCCCCTGATAATATTTTCAATTTCATCCTCAGACTTACCCTGATTTTTTAATTCTTCCTTACGCTTTCTAATGTCTAATTCAGGATGTTTGGCATAAACCCTGGTTAAAGATTGAAATTGACCCTCTAAGAGCTTTTTTGTCGCGCCATCCCTTTGTTTAAAGGCTAAATTCTGGCGTTTATCAATCTCTCGTCTTATCTCCCTACGGTTAATCCAAGCAACTGCTTCAGCCTGATCTTCCAACATCCAGTCATTAAGTTCATCCTTAGACATCTCCCTGCGCTTCTCACGAGGTTTGGATTGGTCTTCTTCAAGGTATTTCTTGTGTTTTTCGGATTCCTCTCTCTCCACAAGAGAAACTAAGTCAATCGGCTTTTCTTCTTTTTCTTTACGCAAAGTGGCTAA